ATAGCGGCTACGAAATGCCGCCTGGGCTTTGCCCGCGGCATAGCGCCTTTCGGCGCGATCAGCTGCCGCAATCATTTCTTTGTCACTAATCGAATCCGTTTTACAACTAGTGACGTCAACTCCCTTGACGTCACCAAAGAGGTTCACCCTGTCCCGAGGTTTCTGTCCCGAAGTGACCTTAGGGTAATACTAGGACACTGACGTGTCCGCCCTAAGGTCACTGTTGGCGCGAAAAAGTTTTCGGCCAACCCACTCCGTGCTTACTCAGGGGTGTTCGCTGGGGCCCCTCGCTACGCCTCCGCTCCCGCTCCGGCTCCGCTCGCCCCAGCTCATGTGGCTTAATCAGGGGTGTATCGGGGGGGCCCCACCCCCCCCCGATAGTCCCCAGGGGGGCTCCGCCCCCCTACGCTTCGCTACCCCCCAATTTTTTCTAATGGTTGGTGTAGAGTGTGCTTGTGACCCAGGGGTAGTGAGTGAATTGAATTGCCCGAATCTGAATCTCATTCCATTCCATTCCATCCCATTCCATCTAGTGGAATGCAAATGGTGACGAGTTGCAAATAGTGACCTCACAAGTTCAAAACACTATTCTCCAAGGAGGTGTTACATGCCATGTCTACCTTTATCGAATCCCAAGCTGAAGCGGACGACTCCGACGCCGAGGAGATCTCCACCGACGAATGGAACGCTGCCTTCGACCTCGCTGAGCGCGAGATGGAGCAACGCCGCAATCGAGCACTTCCTGCCCCCGAGGAGGCTGCCGCTGCTGCGCCAGCGAGTCCTGGACGAATGGAGGTAGAGGACGAAGCTACTATGCTCCGCTCCGCTATCGCTGCACTCCGCGGTCCAAGAGCCCAAGCAGAGGGCACAGCAGAGACTGCGCCCAAGGAAAAGCCTTACAATCGCAAGTTCCGTAGAGTCCTCTTCACGCTCAACAATCCAGGAGACTTCCGTCCTGTCTTCGACGATTCCAAGATGGCCTACATGGTCTGGCAAGTCGAGAAAGGCAAGGAAGGCACTGAGCACATCCAGGGTTACATTCGCTTCAAGGGAAAGCCGAGAGGATCTGCTATCGACAAGATGCTTGGCAACAAGCATCCACACCTCGAGGAGTGCCGTGGCAACGAGCAGCAGTGCAAGGACTACTGCACCAAGGAAGACACTCGCGTGTCTGTCGGAGAGGAGCACGGTACTTTCAACCCTGACGCCGGTAAGCAAGGCCACCGCTCTGACATTGACGCTATCGCGTCTGCCTGCAAGGAGGGCAAACCCCTTCGGGAGATTGCCGCAGCTAACCCAAGCGACTGGATCCGCTACCATCAGGGGATTACGAGTCTCCACGAGATGTTAGCCCCGAAGCCACCTGCCTCGAGGGATGTGGAAGTGATGGTTCTATGGGGTCCGACGGGAGTGGGCAAGACCCACAGAGTCCTGAACAATGCAGACCTCGAAAGCGCTGGCGGGATCTTCAAGGTGAAGCCAGGCCGAGACCCGTGGGGCCAGTACAGAGGCGAGAAAGCAGTATTCTTCGACGAGTTCAACTGGGAGAAGTGGACAGTCTACGAAATGAACGAGTTCCTGGACAAATGGAGGTGTCCCCTCGATTGCCGCTACCACAACAAATTCGCAGAGTGGACTCGTGTTATAATCTGCGCGAACTCCAATCCGATGACCTGGTGGCCGAACGCCTCACAACCGGTGATCGACGCATTCCGCCGGCGCCTGGGCGCTGGCTGCCGCTATGTTACACACAAGGAGCAGGACATTACTGAGTCCCGCCCCTGCCCTGACTTCTCACCTGCCGATGGACGCGTTGACCCTACTCAACCTCAATCCCCTCCCCTTGCCCCACAGTAAACACAAATGTTTAAAAACAATAGGGTTTCCCCTGCAAAGAGCAGGTTTTCCCTCCAATTCTTTGTTTTCTTTCTAGTTGTCCATGTAACGAGCGCGACAGACAATCGAATTGACCTTCACAGTCGAAGCTAGATCGCAGAACCAGATCACGTAGATCGCGCCCGTAGAAATGTCCCCGATGGTACCACCCGATGCCTTGAACATCGTTTCCCAGTTTCCCTTGATGTACCAGTCGTGAACACGAGACATTGATGTAGCCTGGTCTAGAACAGCGCGCTCATCGCGCAGGACCGTAAAACGGTCCTTGTTCACAATGTTCATCGAAACATTGGTCGCAAAAGCTCCAGTCACAGAGTTGCACATAATGTCCGCAATAGCCGGAGCAGTGCCGTTAGGCTGACGGTCGTAGACGACAAGGCCACGGTACTCGTGGCCTAGAGTGACAGCTGGATCCATCACAACAACCGTAGTAACGCGCAGCGAGATCAGAGTAGCCTTGACGCCAATGCGGTTGTACACCGCTGCACCTTGCTGAATGTCGTTCACTTCCGTGAACCCAGCAAACGCTGCGCTTGGCTCCGAGAAAACCGGAGGAGCAGTAGAGGCAGGCATATAGTTACCTGTCGGAGGAGTGACGTTCACATCGAAACACTTGACCTCCGCAGCAGTACGCGCGCCAGGGCGTGCGGTCCCCGAGAAGCGCTGTCCAAACCTGCTGCCAAAACGACGAAACGGAGTTACATACCGCACAGGTGCCCGGATCATCCGGGGAACATAGCGGCTACGAAATGCCGCCTGGGCTTTGCCCGCGGCATAGCGCCTTTCGGCGCGATCAGCTGCCGCAATCATTTCTTTGTCACTAATCGAATCCGTTTTACAACTAGTGACGTCAACT